GTTTAGGCAATTCTTAATTGGGCCCCAGCCAATAGGATGTGTTAGGGTTACACCATGACCGAATTATCTAAACATATATCCTATTCATCTTTAGGAACTTACCTAGAGTGTGGATGGAAGTATAACTTAACTAAAATCCAAGGTGTACCTGAGAAACATGCTGTCTGGTTTACAGGTGGATCTGCTGTCCACAGGGCTACTGAAATGTGGGACTTAAATCCAAATGCTGCTGAGTTTATTTGGAATGATGCTTGGTATAAACAAGTAAAAGAAGATGAAGAATTACATGGAGATATGAATTCATGGGAGTACATTAAACGTGAAGACATGTCTTGGTGGTATGGAGAAGGCTTATGGATGCTTGACCGTTGGATCGAGTTTCGTTCTAACGGGTGGGGTATTTATAAGGATTATATAGAAAAACAGTATGAAGTTCCTTTGGTAGATACTGTTGTTAAGATGGCCATTGACCGTGTAATGACGGATTATGATGGCAATATAGTCCTTTTAGATATCAAGACAGGGGCGTCATCTCAGAGACACCCACTTCAACTTGCTACTTATGCGTGGGCTTTGCGCAAAATGGATGGCCTTGAAGTGAACAAAGCAGGTTTCTGGGATGCACGCACTGGTCATGTAACCACATGGAATCTTGAGCATCTTGCTACGGAACAGATAGAAACAATTTATTCAGAGTTTGATCGATCACGTAAGGCTGAAATATATTTACCTAATTTAAACAATTGTGGTCGATGTGGTGTACTCTCATACTGTAAGTTTATGAACGGACAATATACAGAAAAGGAGAAAAACAATGGCTAATGCTAACTTCCAAGTTAGTTCTAAGTTAAATGATGGTCGCATATTTGTGATCGCAGGAGACACAGCGGATGAGTTCAAGCAGAACTTGACTCATATATTGGGTGATGTCGGGGCTGAGAATTTAATCTCAACCATGGCGTCATCAATAGAGGGAGCACCTACGACTATAGAGTCGGCAGTTGCCAACCTTGCACAGGGACTAGGTGCTCGACCAGTATCAAGCCCAACACAAACCTTTACACCAAGTACAGGTCCATCAGGCAAAACGTGTAAGCATGGTGAGATGACAAAACGTACTGGTGCAGGTGCTAAGGGTCCATGGAAAGCATTCATGTGTCCTTCACCTAAGGGAACTCCAGATCAATGTGAACCAGTATGGATCCGACGTACTGATTCCGAATGGAATTCCTTTTAAGAAATGAGAACTTTAGCCCGTGCTGTAGGCAGCAAAGATATTGGTGGTGAACCTCTACCATCAATATTTCGTACCTTTGATGTCAACAAAATTGTTATTAGACGGGCAGAAGTATCTATGATTGCAGGCACTCCAGGGGCAGGTAAATCAACACTTGCCCTTGCGATTGCTCTAAGATCTAAAGTTCCAACACTTTATATAAGTGCAGATACTAATGCTCATACAATGGCTATGCGTCTGCTATCAATGATTTCTGGTCAATCACAATCCGTGACTGAACAGTTACTCATAGACAATGTTGAAGAGTCTCGCAAGACTATCAATGAAAACTCAGGACATATCTTCTGGTCATTTGAATCAGCGCCTTCATTGGTTGATTTAGATATGGAAGTGTCTGCTTTTGAGGAACTATGGGGTTGTCCACCAACCTTAATCGTAGTTGATAACCTAATGGATATCGCTAACGATGGTGGTGAAGAGTTCGCAGGAATGCGTTCTACAATTAAAGAACTGAAATATCTTGCAAGAGATACTAATGCTGCGGTTCTTGTCCTTCATCATACGAAGGAATCTTACCCTGGTAATCCGTGCCAGCCTAGATCAGCGTTACAAGGAATGGTTGCACAACTACCAGCCTTGATATGTACAGTCGGAAGTAATGCTCCTGGATATATTGCTGTTGCACCTGTCAAAAACAGATACGGCAAAGCAGATCCAAGTGGAGATACTTCGTTCTGGCTACAATTTAATCCAGAAGTGATGGAAGTTTCCGATATTCCTGAAAGAATATGAGTGCTAAGGATATCTGGGAATTAAGTCCAGACTATAAAGAGTCAATGGACATTCGTGGTGAACCTACCAAGATATGTCCGTGTGGTTCTTTTGTTTGGAAACTACTCGTCACATGGGATGACGATAGTGATACAATAAGTTCATACTTTATCGATATGGAGTGTGCTGTCTGTGGGACAAAGGCAACAGCCCCAACAGAGGAGAAACTATGAAGAACAACCTGAAATACATAGCGATGTGTTTTGTGGTCTTTGCGGGTTTCTGGCCTCAAAGTGCGGTTGCGACTATGTTGGTCGTAACCCCTATGAAACCAGTCTGCGAAGAATTTAAAATGACTATTAGTCAAAGCAAAAAATTCGCTAAGAAATATGCCTTTATGAGAATAAAGCAAATAGGTTGGACTGACCATGAGTGGAAATCTTTATACACTCTTTGGTCTAAAGAATCCCGCTGGGATTATACAGCAAATAACCCAAAGTCTACAGCGTATGGAATACCCCAAATTCTTAATATGCCTGAAGATACACCCTTAATGCAGCAAGTTGATTTAGGGTTAAAATACATCAAAAAGCGGTATAAAACGCCTACTTTGGCGCTTCAACACCACTTACGAAAGGGTTGGTACTAAGACTCAATGGCTAACAAGAATGGACGAAGGAACGAATTAAAAATTCCGAGCACCATCGCAACAACTACGA